GGGTGCTATCGCATTAGAGGTTGAATTAACAGAAGGTATAGATGATGTAGTTGATTTTCATGCAATAGATCCTTCTACATTGGATTTCCGATTCAATAAGGATGAGAAACAACTAGAACTGGTACAGAAGCAGGATAACGGAGAATACAAAGTATTGAATCAAGAGCAAGTATTTTACTTCCCGCTTGACCCAGATGTAAATGACCCATACGGTCGCTCTCCTATACTGCCTATACTACAAATCATCTTCTTTCAAGTGCAAGTATTACGAGATTTACAGAAGGTTGTGCATCATCAAGGACATGCACGTTTTGATATTTCAGTAGTAGAAGAAGCTATTATGAAAAATATACCGCCACATATTCAAGGTGATGCAGAAGCGGTACAACAATACGTAACAAATTATATAGCTGAAGTACAAAAGATGATGAGTGAATTAAAACCGGATGATGATTTCTTTCATACTGATAGCGTTACGGTGGAAATGACTGGTGGTATACAAGGTAAATCCATGGATATTACAAAAGTTATCGATGTAATTAACCAACGTGTAACCACTGCATTGAAGCAGTTGCCTATTTTATTAGGTAGAAATGAGGGAACTACAGAAACGCATGGTACGATTCAATGGCAAATCTATGTAGCAGGTATTGAAAATATGCAGCGTGGTATTAAGCGTTTATTAGAGCGTGCCTATAATGTAGCTCTGCAGGTGCATGGCAAACAATCCAAAGCAAGGCTTACCTTTAATTCTATACGCGTAAATGATCGCGAAAAAGAAGCAAATGCCGAAAATATTGAAACAATGACTAAGCAAGCACAAGTAATGGCTGGTTGGATTGATAACAACGAAGCAGCACAGCATATGGTTGGACATGATGCAGTAGCAGAACCGCAAGCGCCTTCTGCTCCACCTGCAGTTGAAAGAAGTAAGCGAAGGCAGATGAAAAAAGAAAGTAAAATGCGTGCTGATACTGAGGAAGATGAGTATGTAAAAGAAATAGATTTACCTTGGTCTTCTGAGATTGCAAAAATCACAACTAAAGCACGTGATGAAATGTATGATTTATTACAGAAACAGTTAGAAAGATATATTGATAGGCTAGAAGAAGCGCCAGAAGTTCCCACTCGTATGATGGTAGATATACATCGTATGCCAAAAGAAGAACGAATTTTAGAACCTATTATAGCTTTTATTGAATGGGTTCGTAAGCATATTCTTGGTGACTCTACCCAAGAAATAGAAGAATGGGACGAATTAGCGTATAAATGGTCCGAAAAAGCTGGATTAGTAGCAGGTGAAGAGAACTTATTTGAGATTGATCCAGAGATTAACTTTAATTTTAAAGATGAAAAGCTGCTCCGGTGGCTTGCAAATCGTGCGTATAAAAGCGCAGAACTTATACAAGGTACCACAGATGAAGCGGTTATTATGACTCTTTGGGATGTAGCAACAGAAGGGGATTATACAATACAGAAGTTTTCTGATGCACTGCAAGATTCCTTTGAATTCAGCCATACCAGGGCAACTACAATTGCACGTACAGAGGTAATAAACGCTTCTCGTGCAGGACAGTTTCACTCAGATGAACAAAGTGGAATGGTAATTGGTAAGGAATGGCGCTCTGCTCGACAACCAGACAGAACGCGTCCTGGTCATTATGATGCTAATGGGCAAATACAGCCATTTGATAAGCCCTTTGAAGTGGCGAATGGACAAGGTAACCTAGAAAAGTTAATGTTCCCTGGTGATGATTCTCAAGGAGCAACTGTAAGTAATTTAATTTGTTGCCGTTGTTGGTATAAGCGAATATTGCAAGGTGAAGAAGATAAAATGAACACATAATACAAATTCAATAAAATACAGAATTTGAATGTATACTTTTATTTGGTTTTTATGAAATAATACTTCTTTTTACAGAAATGTAATAAAATCAACAAATCGAATGTAAACTAATTTAGAAAAGTTTACATTCGAAGGGAGGTGAATGATTTATGAGTGAAGCAGCACAAGTATTACACTTGCCGGTACGATTAAGTTTAGAGCAGAACCAAGATGTTGATTTAGAACTTATTAATAGGCATACAATTGAGCCTGTTACTATGGAAGACATATTTACGTTTAGTGGTAACTGCTCCAATGACAGATTAGATTCATATTTCACAAGAATGGATCCAACTACAACATTACGAAATTATGCAGAAGACTTAAAAACAGGCGTTTCATTACTTAATGGCCATGATATTTCTTTAATACCATATGGTCGTAGTTACGATGGTACTCTTGTTCCTGCTGCAGATGATGCAAATAGTTTTAATGCCGTTAGAGGTCACTGGTATATTATGCGAGGACTTACTTTAAATGGCGAGAATACGGATGACACTATTAAAGCAATGAAAGCTGGCATTATTCGAGATATGTCAGTTGGATTTGGTGGAGATAAAATGTCATACCGCTGCGGATCATGTGGCCGTGATTTATGGGACTGGGAATGTCCTCATATTCCAGGTTTAGAAGATGAAAATGGGCGCATGTCATTTTCTTGGATTGTAGATGCTCATTTAAGGGAAGTATCCACTGTATATAAAGGAGCAACACCAGGGGCTTATATTGATAAAGCTCGTGAATATATGCAGCAAGGACAACTTTCACAACAAAATATCGAAAGACTAGAACGCCAGTTCCAAGTTCGCTTGGATAATAATAAGCGTTCATTTTTTATGTCTAAAAATTCAAAGGGGGCACGTAGTGTGGGGTTATTACAACAAATTACTGAAGCTATCAGAGAAAACAAAGTTGAGAAACGAGAAATTTATAAATTACTTGGTGAAGAAGGAGAAACTTTCCGCCAGCCAGATGATATTGCTCTTCGTAATGAGCTTGGTGATAATGCTACCGTAGATGGCGTTAAACAATTAAAGGTAGAAGCGGAGCAAGGACGTACTTATGCTGCAGATATGATTAATAAAGCAGTTGAAGCACGTACAAGAGCACAAGGTGACAAATTCGACGCTGAAAAATATCGTCAAATGTTAGTTCGCGCTGCTGATTTAGACTTCGTTAAAGAAGAAGTTGACACTTATGAAGCTATGGCTAAAGAACGTTTTAATGGTGGTCGTCAAACATATGGAGATCCATTACCTGGTGGAGAGCCAGAAGATGATGTAATTGTTTCAGAGCGATTTGAAGGGGGTAACAAATAATGTTTAACAAAGTAGGCGGTATTGTACCAGATAGTTATGGTTTGTCACTCACTGTATTTGCACAAGATGCAACTTCAGAAAATCCTGTTAAAGCAGGTACACCTTTAAAATTTGCTACTACAGGAGCGTATCATGCCAATAAAGCAGCTGCTGATGATGAAATTGTCATGACTGCAAAGCATACAGTTAAATCCAAAGATGCTCCTTTAGGTGTGCATGTATATGGTTATTCTCGTAATGCGGAATTCCCTTGCAGTGGAGCAATTGCTATTGGTGATTCAATTGTTGCTGATGGTAATGGTGGAGTGAAAAAAGCAGCTGCCGCAAATGGTTCATATGTTTATTTAGTTAACAGCACGAAAAAAACAGTAGAAGTACTTCTACCTTAATGGAGGGAATAAAATGACGCTTAAATTTAAACATAAAATTAAAAATAGTCGTGGGGAAGTAATTGAATTAGCGAACGGCTCGGATTTAACAACTGCAATTAGAGAAGCATCTGCTAAAAATGGACGCATTGCAGGACAAGCAGGAGATTTAATTAGTAAAAATAGTTCTGCTACTTTCCGTTCTTATCTTGATGAACAAGGTGTTACGTTAAAAGATGCTATTCGTGCATTAGGAATAAATGATGTAGGTTCTCAAGAAGTACGTGCATTATACCAAAACGATAATACAAAACCATTATTCAACGCTGTATTAGAGGATGGATTCCGTGAAGGTTACCTTGCAGCAGGACGCGCCTCTGAATTAGTTGGCCAAGTAATTCCTATGGATCAAATGTCTTATCAATATTACACACTTGAAAATAAAGATAACGACGATTTAGATTTAAGCTTTATTGGACAAGGCGCTCCAATTCCAGTTGTAGCAATTAAGCTAGATACAGACCATACAATCTATGTATATAAACGTGGTAACGGAATTGAGATTACTGACGAAGCAAAATCAATGAAATTTGATATGCTCGCTTTACATTTACGTAAACGCGGTATGCAAATTGGACGTACTGATGAAAAACTAGCAATTCATCGTTTGTTAAATGGTTACTTTAAAGATGGAACTGATGCAGCTCCAACATTAGGCGTAAAAACTGCGAATGATTGGAAAATCTCAGATATTTGGTATGCTACACAATACGCAAATCAAAAATACGGCTTCACTTACAACCGCAGTGTCATGAACTTAAAGACTGCAGAACAATGGGCGACTCAAAAAGAAGCAAATGGTAATTTAATCTTCTTAAACGAGTTGAAGAATGGAAGTATGCCAGATGTATTAAATACAACACCATTCATTTCGGAGGATGTACCAGATGGACGTATCATGTTAGTGGATACAAGATTTGCATTGGCTGAATACCAATACAAACCATTCTCTGTTGAAAGTGACCGAAGTGTTCAAACGCAGGTAGATGGCTCATACGCAACTGTTACTTCTGATTTTGTACCATTTGATCCAAATGCACGTATGATCTTAACACTTGATCAAGCTCGCTCATAAGGAGGGTTATACATGGCAAAAAAAGATTTGATTGCAGAGATTGTTGCAGAAAATTCTTCTTTAGATCCGAAACAATTAGATGAACAATATACCGTTCCACAACTAGAAGAATTACAGCAACAATTACGAACAGAAAAAGAAATTCCGGAGCAAATTAAATACCGATTGAAAGACCCTAACACACAGTATGCAGAATGCTATGCGGAAGGGTCTTTTACTTTGGCTGGAGATCAAGAAAAAGAATTACCTGCAGCACCATCAAAAACGTTACTGGAACGTATTGAATATGGTTTCATTGTTGAGGTGAAGTAAATGTATGCTTCTCCTGCAGATGTGAAAGAAAGAACCTCTTTTGTAGAGGTTTCTTCTCTTTCTGATGAAAAAATGCAGTTATATATAGACCGTGCTGCTTCATGGATTCATAGAGAAGTGAAACGTACATTCGAAAATGAAACAAATAAACAGACACTCTCAGACCTTCTTACTGCTACCGTATTGCTTGTTGAGTATCTCTGGTACCAAGACCACCCGGAAATGAAAGAGGCGCAATTGAGTACGGCTTCAAGTGAGAAAATAGGTACCTATTCTTATACGTTACGTGATGCATTAGGTGGGAATACAGCGGATGAAATGAAATTTGGTGCAAATAGGACAGGTATTAAAGAATTAGATTTAATCCTGGACTCATTACGATCACAGAGTATAATCACTGGATTTAATTTCTTTTCTGTATCTGGACCATCGAGGGTGCAACGATGAGATTCGAAAGTTTGCTAGTCCATCGATGTACCTTTATAAAGAAGAATGTTGTTATTGGACAAGATGATTATGGACGAGATATATACGGACAAGAGGAAATACCAAATATTCATTGTCGTTTTGATCAAATAGAAAAACGAGTAACCAAAAATGATACCAGTGTTGATACTATTATCCAACCTATCCTGTATCTAGCTGCTTCTCAAGAAATTGAAGAAACTCTGCAGATAAAGGATATACGTGATAAAGAAAACAATCCTTTGTTACCTGGTGTATATGGAGTTAAGAAAATATCTCGTGAATACAGCAGGATAAGACTCCATCATTACGAGGTAGAGATGAAAAAGGAGCGTGATTAGATGGGAATTAACATTAATGTAAGGTTAGATCCACAAGCGCGCCAATTTGCTAGACAAATACCTGGAAAATTGAAAGAAGCTCGTCAAAAAGCAGTAGAAGCTGCTGGAATGGTATGGGCTGACGAAGCGAAAGAGGTAACTCAAGAGAATAATCATATTGATACTTCTCTTTACATTAACTCTATCGGTTATTTAACTAATATTCCTTATACCAACAAAAGTGGTAAAGGTGAGCGTGATGCTACTGAAGCAGATGTTGTTCATGAACTAACTGAAGAAGAAACCAAAACAACATTGGAAATAGGTTCTGATGTTTCTTACGCTTCTCATTTAGAAAACAGATATAACATTATGGCCAGAGCATTAGATAGGGCGGAACCACGTATGCAGCAGGTAGCTGAAACGCAAGTTCGCCTAATTCTAGAATAGGAGGGATTCAATTTGATTGATTATGTAGATCCAATCCCTCATATTGTACGTTTTTTAAAAATATTTGGTGTTACATGCTATGGGAATACTTTCCCGTTAAATACTAAATATCCATCAATATGTGTAAAAGTAGCAGGTGGCAGAGGTTTTACAAGATTACAAGTCACCTCACGTTCTGAAAAAGATGACATTGAAGCTATGAATGTATTAATAAATGCCATAAACATATTAGAACGTCATACTGCGTCCATTACAGGGCTGCAGGTTGAATGGTGCGAAAGAGAGGGGAATCCCACTCCCGCTTTTGATGAAGCAGCAAATAAATGCCAAGGATGGTGCTATATGCGCTTAGAGCACTTGGAAGCATAGAGGTGAATTCATTGACCGAAAAAAAGACAACAAAACAACAGATTTTATGTGAAGGTCCCGTTGCAGGTAACGGGGCTTTATTTTATAGATTACGTGCTGGTTTAGATATCATGCCAGGGCAATTATTAGAAATCGGTAATGGTAAAAATCAAACAATTACAAAAGAAGAAGCAGAATTATTACTTGCTGCTCCTTCTTGGAAATTTAGAGAGGTGGCTAAATAATGAGTTTATATAAAGTTACTGCAAAAAATATCGTTGGTGGGGCTGGTCGTTTAGTATGGGCTCCCTTTGGAACTACTCCTCCAGAAAATATTTCGGATGTTATGACTACAGCCGAACCTTACGACTTAAAAGGACCGTGGAAAGACTTAGGTGCAACAAAAGAAGGAATTGAAATTTCACGTGGATTCGAGACGGAAGAATTTGATGTAGATCAATTAAAAGGTCCAGTTGACACAGAAATAACTAACTGGACTCATGCAATTAATACACAATTGGCTGAAAATACAATCGAAAATCGTCAATTAGGTTTAATCGGCGGTCCTATTGTAGAAACACCACCAGAGTTAGGAACAGCAGTTGAAACAACTGGTGAACTAGCAGTTAATGCAACAATAATTACTTTTGCCGCTGCTCCAGGGGCTGACTTCAAAGCAGGTGGATATTTAAATATTGGTAGCCGAGTTTTAAAGATTAATAAAATCTCTGGTAATTCTCTCTATTTAGAAGAGCCTATTACACAAGCACATCCTGCAGCTACAAAAGTATATCCAGTTAAAAGTTTGGGAACTAAACGAATTGGTTATGGCTCTGTAAGCAACATTCCAGAAATTATGATTGCAAATATCAGCCAGAAGAAAGATGGCGGTTTATATATGGCTGTATTCCGTAAATGCAAAGTTAGCGGTGATGAAAAAACACAAACGTTCAGCAAAGAAAAACGTGTATTACCTTTAGGTTTGCAAGCATTTGCAGTAGAAGGTGTACCAGAGTCAGAAAACGTTTATTACGAAATTGAAGAAAGTCGATAATTTTTGAAAAAACAGTAGGAGGAAGAAATTCATGAAAAATATTTTAAATTCAATCGATGTAGACGAGAATATCGGTTCAGTTACTCTATCAAATGGGAAGCAGCTAATGCTTCCTAAGATTTCTATGAAAAAAGTTATTCGTATTGTGAAATTCATTGGTGTAGATGGATTCCGTATTTATAACCAAGCACGTGAAATTTTGATGGACGAAACTATAGATATGTTTGAAGCATATGCACAAGTTTTAGAATCATTAAAAGAAGAACAAATTATTCATATTCTCTCTATTTTACTAGACGTTTCGGATGAGGAAGCGTTAAAACTCGATCCAAATGAAACACTGGAAGTTTTAATTGAATATGCGGATAAAACTGATTTAGGAAAAACTTTTACTCTAGTCCGTCAGTTAGTGAAGAAGATGTTCAACAAGGAACTGCCGGACTTCAAAACACTAATGGACAAATGGTTTCCAAAGGTAGAGGAGGAAGTTCCTGGTCCGAATTTATCGAAGGAATCGTCACCTCAGTAAGCTTTGTAGCTACACATTATTCTTATAGTGAAGAATATGTACTTGATCATACTCCAGATTGGATAAGAAGAAAGTATAATGATGCCCTAAAACAAAAGTACCAAAATTACAGAGAAACTGTATATGGTCAATTTCAGGGCTTACTTCTATTTGCAGATCAATTGCTTAATGAGGGCAAAAACTTTAATGAAATTCTTCCTCCTACACCTGAGGAAATCCAAAAAGAAGAAATAGAACAAGAAAATAGTAAATTCACGCAAGGAACATGGTGGAAGTCTGGGTAAAGTGCCTAGACTTCTTATTTTTTTGGGAAGGAGGAGAATGAATGGGAAATGCAGGACGGTCCTCAATAGATATAACTGCAGACGACAGCCAAGCCAGACGGACCTACCGACAGTTCTTTGATTTTATAGAAGACTCCGGTCGAAGAACCCAACGTAGAATGCGTGATTTTAACCCGATGGAAGGCATCGAACGTGGAATGCGTTCTTTTAGTCCGTCTGAAATACTAGATCAAGAAATAAATCGCATGGAAAACCGATTAAGCCGATTTAGCCCCGAAAGACAAATGGAATATCAAATGAGAAGTATGGCAAGGAGTGTCGCTCGGCCTATTTTAAATTTGCCGGAACATCTTAGACCTTTTCGGAATGACTTGATTCGTACTCGTTTTGAAATACAGCGTATGGGCATGGTTGGTACTGAATCATTGGATCAATTGGCTGATGCAGCTATAAGGTCTCAAGTACCATTAAATAGAATGATGAGTGCTACAAGTAGTGGTAAAGCTGCTGCAAAAGCAATACAAGAGCTAGGAGATACAACAAAAACAACCCAATTAGCCATTATGGGGCTCTCCCGTGATGGTAAAGTGCGTGTTTCAACCGAAGAAGCTCAACAACAAATGCGTCGATTTAATGAACATGTCAGAGAGACTAGACAACGTTTAGAACAATTGCGAGATGCTGGTGATATGGCATCCTACAATGAAGGTATGAGACAACTTGAACGACAAATGCGAGAAGTAGATAGAGCAATGCAAGCTGCTGCCCGTGGCGGTACCGCTTATACAAGTATGTTGGAACAATTAGGGATCCATACAGCCAATACAGCTAACAGAACAGCGATTGCTATGGAGCGAATGAGAGGCAGTTTCATGCGCTCTATTGATCACATGAACGCAATGAAAACCCAATCTCAAAGAATGATGGACGCCTTAGGCGATACAAGTCATATTCAACGGATTGACAGGGCATTTTTACAGGTTGGGGACAGATTAGAGCGAATGGCACGTCAAGGTACTGCAGCGAACATTGCACTACGACAACTAGGTCCAAATGCTAGCATGAAAGACCTAATGGATCGCGTTCGGTTAATTAATACTGGGCTGATGAGAACTCAACAATTAGCTATAGTAGCAGGTATTGCGCTCGTTGGATTTACAGCAGTTATGGCAAAGGCTTCATTTGGACCAAGTCCAGCTGATGTAAGGAAGCAACAAGCTGAAATAAAAGCAGAATATGATAAGGCGTATCAGCAAAGGCTAGATCAGATATATAATTTCGCTGATATGTTTAAGAAAGTGGAACGACAAACTTTTGATAAAAAAGAACTTATCAAAAATTTAAAGGATCAAGCTGCTTATATGGAAACTTGGGTTACAGACCTATCTAAATTAGCTGATCGAGCACCAAAAGCTTTTGTGCAGGAATTGCGTAAAATGGGACCTGAGGCAGCTGGTGAAGTGCATACACTAACCAAAATGACTGAAAAAGAATTAAACGAATATGTAAAGGCATGGGAACATAAAGTCTATATGGCTAATGTGGCTGTAAAAGATGAATTAGAAGATATGCGAAAAGCTGCAGAAGCACAAATCAAAGAATTACAAAACTCATTAAAACCATTAGGAATTGCTTGGGAAAGGTTTATTGCTACATGGGGAAAAGCTGCAGAGCCTTTTGTAGAGACCTGGGGGCAAATCGCGGCGAAGATTTTAGATATTGGAACTGCATTTGGAGAACTTATTATTAAATTAAATGAGTTGAATCCAAGTATATCTGCAGCAGCAGGTAACTTCGCATACTTAGTAACAGTAATGACTCTTCTTTTATCTCCTATGGCTATAGGTATTGGTAGAGCAGAGGGCATGAGGGCTGCATTTAATGCTTTATGGATGGTTATTTCACCAATGGCATTAGGATTCCTTCGTATAGTAGGTATGGCTTCACTTATATCTGGTGCAATCGTAATTATAGTTGGTTCATTAATGAAAATGTGGGATGCTTCAGAAAAACTTCGGGATTCAGTCACAAATGGATGGGATGCAATAACATCTGCTTTCTCAGAAGGATTTAATTCTGTAAAAGGTGATTCTGAGGAAACTGTAAGTGTATGGCGACAAATGGGTGATGCACTTGCAGGAGTAGTTGATTTTATGGTGATGTGCATAAAACCATTTGCAGAGATATTTGGCGGAATGGTTGCAAGTATTATTGAAGGCACAAAAAAGATATCTGGTTCATTTTCTCAAGTACCGCAAGGAGCGCAGCACTATCAAGATTTAAAGGATAAAGCGATTCTGCACATGATGGAATTAAGAACAAAAACTGGTGAAGAAGCCGAGCAAGCGAAACAAAAAACTATCCAAGCATTTCAGGAAATGACTAACGAAGTTATTAAAGAGCTTGATGGTAAAAAGGGCAAGTTTGAAGTAATGTTTGCTCAATTGATGGGTGTAGTACCTGAAAGCGCCCAAAAAACATTGGAAACTGTGAAAAACAAAATTGTAGATTCAATCAATAAGCAAATTGAGGCTGCAAGAACTGCCAACCAAGTTCTGATGGAAGGTATCCAAAAATACCAGGGTGACGTTTCTAAAATGCCAAAAGACTTCGCAGAGCAATATCGCCAGGCAATGGCTGTAGCGGATAATAATATCAAGCTGTTCTACGATAAGGCAAGTCAACTTACCGGATTAGCTCAAAGCATAACTAAAGGCGGTATGCTGAGTGTAGAAGCTGGTAAGAAGAAAATGACTGATATTATGACTACTTTTAAAGATGGTGTCGACGCTTTAACAAAACAAACTGATGAAATGCGTGAACAACTCGAAAAAGAAGTTAAGCTCGGTAATGTTGATGCATCAGGGCGTAAAGCAGCTTTAGATGCAATCGATTTATACGAGAAAAAACACGTTATGGATCTGATCGGCGTTCGTAATGAAGGCACAAAAGCGTTAGAAAACAATTTAAAAGCTGAAGATGCAGCGCTTGTACTTGCAAATCCTCGTAAGAAAGAGTTAGAAAAAGCTGCTTGGTACGAAAAGTACAAAGAATTATTATTCGGGGCAGAAACTTATGGTGAAGCCATGAGTCGTTTTAATAGCGAACAAGAGAAGGCTGAAAAATCTCATAAGGATGCACTAGCTAACTATGAAAAGCAATACGGTAGAGATAAAATTGAAAATTTAAACCAATATACTGCTGAATTATCTAAAGGAACCAAGTCTTCTATTATGTTAGCTGAAACAATGGCTAGAGAAATTGATGGAAAGATGAAGATTGATTTAGGACCTGCAGGAACATTCACTGTTCAATCATTCGTTGATAAGTTGAAAAGTGGTGAATTACAAGCGAATGATGTTGCAGTAGCTAATGCAAATAAATTAAAAGAAGTATACAAAGTTGATCTATCTGAAAGTGGTATTGCATCTATGCAAACATTTACTCAAGCCATGGTTGGGAAAGATACGTCTGAAATTAAACAGGCATTAGGCGTAAAACTTTCTAATGATACTAATATCGACCTTGGAATCTATGGCCAAATGACAATTGGCACTTGGATGCAAGGACTTCAAAATGGGACGCTATCTTTTGATACAGTATTCCAATATTTCCAACAGCAAGTTAAGAATGGCGTAAAAGTAGATGCTACTGCAGAAGGGCAAGCTAACATGCAGACGCTTGTAAACGGTATGAATGCAGGAGCTATTTCTGTTACTCAAGCAGCTCAACTAATCGGATTGGATATCAAAAGCAATGCTAAAGTGGATCTTGGAGCAGAAGGTACATTCACTGTTGAATCACTTATATTAGGCATGCAAAGTAAACAAATCGACGCTCAAACTGCTGCAACTATTATTAAAGAATTAATTGCTAATGGTGCAAAACTTGATGCTACTCCTATCGGTTCAGATATTTCAGCAACACTCGGAAACGGGCTAATATCAAATAAATCACCTCAAACTGCTGCAAACCAAACCAAATCAGATGTACAAGGCATCTTAGGAAGTACTTCAGATGGTGGTGGAGGTGCTAAAGGTGGTACTGAGCTTGGTGAGGGAATTATGTCTAAACGAGGTTATATCAAGGGTAGTGCTTTAGACGTAATAGCTGCAGCGCAAGAAGGTATGAATACAATAGATGGTAATCCTGCAGGGCAAAAAGGCGGTAATACTTTCTCTGTGGGATTAGTTGGAATGAAAGGTAATGCCCAAACTGCTGGTTCGAATGTTGCTCAAGGTGGAAAAAGCGGAATGGACGGCGTTTCTGGTTGGGAAGGTATCGGATCTCGTCAAGGTAAAGAGTATGGTGGCGGAATAGATAGTTCCATGAGCGGAGTAAAAAGTATAGCTAGTGGTTGGATTGAAAAAATCAAAAAACTCTTTGATTTTTCGTTAAAATTGCCAGATATACAATTAGGGAAATTGCCACGAATACCACAACCAAGAATTAGCGGTAGCTTCAGTTTAACCCCTCCATCTGTGCCAAGTATCGAATGGCATAAATATGGTGGTTTTTTTGATTCCGCTAGAATTATTGGTATCGGTGAAGCTGGTCCAGAGGCAGCCGTTCCACTTGTTGGCCGTCGTATGGATCCATTTGCTGATGCGGTATTTAATCGATTTGCTAAGAACTTTGGTAGCGCATTTAATTCTCATGCTCCTATATCGAATAATACTGACATAGCAGAAAGAATTTTAGTGACAGCAAAATTGTATGTCGATGGGGAAGAAATGACAATGCGATTAGATCCTCATATTAATCGCTTACAAGGAAATCAATATAATGAAAGTTTATACTTACAAGGGAGGAGTAGATGATGAGCTGGAAAGAACTCAACAACTTCAAAGTCATATATAAAAACGGAAAAGTTTTTGATATGAAAGATTACAATTTATATGTGACTCGTTGGCATCTACCTACCTCCAATATTAATCATAAATTCGAAAGCATTGCAGATGGTAGTGATGGTTTATTAGACCTTGGCAGTACATATGGCGCATGGGAAGGTAGTGCCGAGTGCAGGATAGAAGCTAGAGATAATGCTGATTTTGAATTACTTCGTGATGAATTGAAAAGGATACTTTTCTCACGTGAAGCATTCTATATAGTACGAGATCAAATGCCCGGGTTTCGTCGTTTGGTTAAATGTAAAAACCCATTAGCATTTGCTCGTTCAGAAAGACATGGGAAAATCACTATCGATTTTATTTCAAGTTCTTCGTATTGGGAATCTGTTGGATCAACAATGGATCCCTTTACTTTTGAGTCTAACTTGTGGCAACTAGGGCAAGGGTTAATTGCTGAAGATTTGCAATATAAACCAACAACAACTTCTTTTCGTATTTTTAATGCGGGTGATGTTGAAATGGATCCAAGAAAGCTTCCGCTAGTAATTCGTATTCGCGGTGCAACAAATGGATTAACGATTACAAATCGTACAACGGGTGACGTATTTAAATTAAATATTCCTACCGCTGCAGGTGACACGGTAGAGATCAACCGAGTCCGAGTCTTTAAAAATGGAAACACAGTGTTTTCAAGTACAAATAGAAAAGTAATAAGATTAGCTCCTGGATGGAACGACTTTATTGTGTCGGGTACATCAGGAGCTTTTCAAATCGAATTTGATTTTAGATTCTATTATCTATAGAAAGTGTGGCGATAAAAATAATAGACCTTTATATTCGTTCTATAACTGGACAAGAAGAAATGTTAACAGACTATGAGGTTTCCAGAAAAGATGTAGTAAACGGTGATAAATATATAGATGTCGCAATTATAAAAACCGAAACGAACAAAGCAGCGTATCAATTAATCCGTAATCAAAATTACTTTATTTATGACGATGAAGAATACGTTATAAAAGGATTTAAAGAAAAACCATTAGGTGATACTGTAATGGCGAATTGCAAAGCATTTCATCGCGTGTTTGATGACCTAAATGGTAATCACATATATGAAGAAATTACAGGGATATTCCCCTTAGGATCGTTACTGACATTTTCATTAAAAGGGACAGGTTATACTCCTGCAATTATTAATACAGCTGATATGCCCGTAAGTGTAAAGGTTGATAATTTTGGCGATGATAACTCACTTGCATTACTGAAATCTATTCTTGAGAAATTTGGAGCAGAGTTCGAAGTAGTCGGTAAAACAATAGAGGTTTCAAAAGAAATCGGAACATATACGGATGAACAGTTCAGGTACTTTTTTAATATTAAGGAACCTTCAAGGGAGATAGATACAACCTCCTTTTTCACTTACATCAAAGGTTTTGGGAAGAAAAATGAAGATGGTTCATACGTTGTCACGGCAGAATACAAAAGCCCACTGGCTGATATATATGGAATTAAGCATGCTAAGCCGGTACGTGATGAGAGATATACGGACCATAATTCATTATTGGATCGTATTAAACGCGAATTAAATGACAGTATCGATATTGTTGTTAATTTGACTGCAGTGGAAGCAAAAGAGCTAGGTTGGCAATATATCAATAAAGGTGACTATGTATGGTGTATTATCGATCCATTTGAATTGGATGTTCGGATCAGAGTTGTAGAAATTCAAGATTTCTCGAATGAGAACAAACCTAAAGTTTATACACTCGGAAAGATTACCAAGAAGCCATCTGATATATTAGCAAGCTTTACTATAGCGGAAAATCAACTGAAACAATTAATAGATGATGGTGGGAATCTAAGTCTATTACAAAAGAAACTCTATGCTAATACGTATGTGTATACGGATTATACAGGAATGTGGATGATTAACCCAAATGATCCATATAAATACGTTCATCACGGTTCTGGTGGAAGTGATTATCATGGCGGGATGATTCGTATTACCCGTCCAGATGGATATCCGACAATTATTGATGGTTATTTACAATATGGTTTTGATATCGCAGGTCACTATCCTCCGTACCGTGGGATTAATGTAGTAGAAGATGGTTGGTGGCTAACCACAACGCACGATGTCTTAGATAATTGTCATTTTTACACTTTTGAACATAAAACGAGATACGCTAAAGTAGCGGCCCAAATATTCACAGAAGATGGTGGAGAGGTTGAACTTGCAATCATCGATGGCGATGGTATTACCATAAGAAGTAGCGCTACATCGACACAAACATCCGCTCCTAGTCAAGGGGATGGCGTTGAACTTGTATATGATTTGGGTGTCCCAAATGGAGAATTAGAAACCTTTTACTTACGTATGAGAAACAAGGTTAAAGGAAAAAAAGCATATGCACGGATATTCCGTGTCTGGTTAGAAGGGTAATAAAAACTATTAAAAAACGAATTTTATATAAAAAACAAACTTTAGGAGGAATTAGATTATGCAACCAATCCGTATGTATTTAGGTACACCACAAACAAGTAAATTACAAGTGTTTAATATTCCAGCAGAACGAAGAGCTGTTATGAAAGAGATTGTTTTAACGAATACTGAGAATGAGGACGTAAAAATCACATTAACAATCAATACTGTCGATGTTATCAAAGATTATATTGTTCCAGCTAGTAAAACAGAGTTTATACACTTGTCTTCGGTTTTAAATCAAAATGACGCTGTGTATTTACAGCAAGATAAATTAAATGCAGTTAACGTAATGATTTCGGGTGAACTGGAATAAGTAACAGATTCTAAGAGAGCGCTACTAGCATTCTCTTTTTATAGGTGGTGATGTATTTGTTGAACTTAAAAAGGATGTCTGACACTTGGTTGCAAAGGGTATTTAGAAATAACTATAACCAAAATGTCACAGATATTGAGAACCATGTAAATGGTATCACTAAAACTACAACTGAAGCGTTAGAACTACAAGATAAAAGGATTTCAAATTTAGTTCTAGAATCGGGCGGTAATAGTAATATCGAAGTTGCTGATGCACGTGTTGACGCGAATGGAGAATCTCACGATACTATCAAAGACAGATTAGATTCTAATCAAACTTTGGTGGAAATAAAATTAAATGAACATAAAGAAAGAATTAACAATCTAGCGGTAGACGTTACGTCTTTTGGTGCTAGAGGTGATGATCTTAATAATGATAGTTTATCTATTCAAGCAGCAATAGATTCTTTAAATGGTAGTGGTAAGTTACTCTTTCCGAAAGGTATGTATTTTATTAGCGAATTAGTTTTTGAAAAAATGAATGGTCTTCAAATTATAGGTGATGGATCGGCGCAAACCCAGCTAGCTATTCTAGGAGATAATCCTGATAAAAAGGTTTCATTTAAAGGTTGTAAAGATGTAAGAATTGAAGGGATAACATTACAATTATATGATTCTGAATCTGTGGATAAAATATTTTTCACTGAATATGATGGGGTTCCCTGTTCTGAAGTTGTCTTTAGAGATTGTGTTATTAACAACAATGTAAATATGAAAAGAACGAGTGGAACAATTACTTTCTGGCGTAATTGTTTTAATGTCACGTTTGAAAATTGTACATTTAATGATACGAATAAGCCGCTGAAATTTGATAACAATGGAGTATCCGTACCTGATATAGCAACATACAGATTTTTAAATTGCAAATTTTTGGGGGATGCTTCATTGAGGGCATACAGGGCCATTGAATTTATGGGTTCAGGAGAGCGTAATATGAGTACAGCCTACATTCAAAATTGTATTTTTGAGAACTTCGACTATCAAACAGTTAACCTTTATCACATCACTTCATTCGTTGTCACAAATAACACATTCAAAAATTGCAAGGCACTTGTGACTTCTAATTATCGAGGTACATCACCGATAGAATCAGCTATATGTTGGTTAGATTCTAGTTCAATAGGAACTGTAAGTGTTTGTACAGGTAATACATTCAAAGATTGTGTGGGAATCTGTATTTATTTAGAGGAAGGTTCGCAAACCATTATTTCAGATAATAAATTTTACAATATTTCAAAAAGACCACAAGGCATACTCGCGTACGATGATGGATTTGGGACACTCATTGAAGGTTATGGCGCGCATTGTATCATCATAGTAGGTGGTTGTGTTGATGTTGTTATTTCAAATAATACATTTGTCAATGTAGTACGAGCGGTATTGGTATGTAGAAGATTCGCATATTCAACGATAGGTTCGTATTATATTAAAAATATTCAAATTGTAAACAACACATTAAATTGTTCGGAAGTTGCTTTTGATTTAAAAGAAAAAATAGAAGATCGAGTAGTTGTTAAAGGGAATCGTGCGCTAGGTAATAACTTTCCTTTTGTAGAAATAAAAAGATATGGGAGTTATGAGCCTGGTTCTGTACAAGTTCTAGATAATATTATTCAAGGATATTCATGTGTTTGTAGAAACAGTTTAAACTACGGACAAGGTATTATGATGAACAACTATTTTCAAGGTAATGCATTTTGGGAAATAGATTTCCGACAAAAATGGGTTGTGAGAAACAATGTTTGGAATAATAATGGGACTGTAACTGTTGTTGATTCTTAATAAAATACGGCTTTGAATAAAAAAGTAAGTTAAGCATGCAGCTGCATGCTTTTTATTTTGTAAAAAAGAGGACCGCTAATATCAGTCCTCTTTTTTTGCATCTTGTTCAATAATAAGTAGATCATTAGGAGTTACATTTAAAAAACTACACAATTTACCTAACAAGTCACGAGGATAACGTTCCATTTCGTCATTATACATACGTCTTACCACTTCGTATGCATAATCTATCTCTCTAGATAATTGACGAATAGAAATACCTCGTTCATCTGCAACTTCTTTTAAATTAGAGCGTAACATAAGTATCCTCCATATATGTGTTTATCTTAATTATAACTGACTCATTAAATATGTCAAAAACCACTTGACTAATAAAGTTAGTCGTAATATTATACTCAATATAAAGACTAACTTTATTAGTCATCAGGAGGTCATACTTAATGAAAAGAATCGTTAATAACACAATTTATAACAATGAAGTCAGTACTTATAACAAAAATTTAATTAAAGATTTTTTAACTGAGAAAAGAGCACAAGGAAGAGCTAAAGGCACTATCGAACAATATCATTGGGATTTACGTATTGTTTCTTATATGATTTATAAACATTTTGATAATAAACATTTAATCGATTTAACAAGAAAAGATATTCGAAACCTTACAATTGTTTTTCAAGAGATGGGTATGAGTAACGCACGGATTAATGGGATTTTATCAGCGCTACGATCAGCTTTAGAATTTTGTGCAGATGATGATGATTACGATTATGAGTTTAATGTTGGATCTCGCGTTAAAGGTTTACCTAAAATGCCTGTAAGAGCCATTACATTTTTAAGCGATGATCAAATAGAATGGCTCTTAGATGAACTATTAAAAAAGGAACAATACTTAATGGGTACATACCTGGCGCTTTCCTATTACAGTGCAGCAAGAAAGAATGAAGTTTACCAAGTTAAAAAAGAAGGGTTAGAACAACAATATTTCACAAATGTTGTTCGAGGTAAGCGAGCTAAAAGTTTTAGATTATATTATAACGACCGCGTCCGTAATTTTATCTGCTTGTACATGGCGCAAAGAGGAAGAGATACAATACCAGATTTATTTGTGAAACTGTACAAAAACGGCCGCAGACAAACTGTTAACAAAAGTACTTTTAACTATTGGTGCAATGTATTTTCACGAATGTTAAGTGAAAAGGAAAGCAAACCATTTAATATCAATCCACACTGTTTTAGACATAGTCGTCTAGATAATCTTAAATTACAAGGGGTACCACTAGAAAAGTTGAAATCATTAGCTCATCATTCAGATATTTCAACAACAGAAGCTTATCTAAAAGACAGAAGCGAAGAGGATATTGCTGATATCTTTAATATGGATTCAAAATTATTTGCAGCATAATGTTTTAGTTAAAGAGGGGCAAAGGCCCCTCTTTTTATTTTGGAAGGAGGTGAGAATTTGGAACGAATTCACGAATTGATCAAGGCACTGAACATATCTGATGTAATTACAAGTACTCAATTTAAGGTGGGGGGCATTATAAGCGGAGGGCTAGGGACATTAATTAATTTGCTATACGGTAAGGCCAATATAATTTGGATTGGTATCTACTGCTGGATTATCATGTTGGATTGGATTACTGGTAGCAAAGCTTCAAAACTAGATGGAACATACAGCAGCCAATATGGAATTGAGGGCATCACGAGAACCGTGGTGCTTTTATCGTTACCGGCTCTTGCACATTTGTTTGATATTGCTCTTAAACTACCCGATTTCTTTTTCTTTATGGTAGTAGGTGGATTGAGTTATCACATTTTTAATAGTTTTGCTGCAAACTGTGCACGAATCGGTTGGGAAAGATGGATCCCAGCATGGTTATTAGAAAGTGTAGCATCCGAAATTCAAGCAAAAATCCAAAGGTCCGATGCAAGGAAAGAAAAACAGAATAACAAATAAAAATATACGCCTTACATAAGGAGAGCATTGTCAAAAGACGGTGCTCTTTTTGTTTGGCCAAAAAGGGGAAATACACAATGAAAAAATCATTGAAACTATTTAGTTCATTATTCATGACTCTATTGCTCTTATTTTCGTTCGCTACAGCTTCTTTTGCTGATAGAGTACTAATTATCCAAGACTTACCGAAACAAGCGTATCGTTACGGTGTAGGCGCTTATGAGGGTGTTGTAGCACATAGTACAGCGACACCAGAAGCGCCAGCAATTAATATTAGAAATTATGAAGCTAGAACATGGCGCTCTGCTTTCGTTCATTATGCAGTAGATTGGGATGAAACAATCCAAATTGCTGATACAAAATACATCGCTTATGGCGCCGGACCAGCTGCTAACAAACGATTTGTTCACGTAGAACTTTCTGAAACTAGTAATCCGGCTAAATTTAAATCTTCTTATGAACGTTATGTAAAACTATTAGCTAAGATTTTAAAAGATAGAGGAATTCACCCAAGCAAAGGATTATGGACACATAAAGATATTACTTATAAATTAGGCGGAACCGACCATGAGGATCCGCTTGATTATCTTCGCAGTCATGGTGTATCAGAATCACAATTCAGAGCAGACGTACAAAAGGTATATGAGGGCGCGACGGTTACAGTTAATCCAAAACCACAAGAACCTTCTCAAAACGTTACATGGACAACAGGCGTTGCTTATATCGATGGGTATAATGTAAACCTTAGAAGTGGACCATCAACAAATTACGGTATTATCCGTCAATTAAGTAAAGATGAATCATATCAAGTATGGGGAAAACAAGGAGATTGGTTAAATCTTGGTGGTAATCAATGGATTTATAACAACCCATCTTACATTAAATATCAAGGTGAACAAACTTCTGCTGCAAGTTCCGTAATTGGAAAACGTGTTGTTTCTAAAGTGGACAACCTTCGCTTCTATGACGCTGCTTCCTGGGATGATAAAGATGTAGCAGGAACGGTAGATGAAGGGCTTGGATTTACTATTGATGCTAAAGTATCAGCGAATGGATCCGCACAATATAAAGTACACAATAGTAGAGGTACAACATTCTATATTACTGCAAATGAAGCATATGTATATGTGAAGTAAGTAAAGGGTCTGCTCATACTTGAGTAGACCCTTTTTTTGTTAGTCCGACCTAACAAAAAAATCCAACGAATTATACAGAATATAGATACCTAAACCTGTACGCTGAAGTTGGTATCAAAACTGATATACTATATTCTTTAGAATATCCTTATACATCAAGGGTTAAGGCTTCTTTTATTTTTGTTAGGTCGGACTAGCACTTATTACCTAACAATTATTAAATATATAGAATCACCCAAAAGTAGAGTAAATAATTTCGAATTACCACCCTCCAAAATGAATATCCATAACAAAAAGCAGTTTACACTTCAACGATTCTTGCGTTTGGCTGTTGCATAGGTAATTGTATAAGTTCTAATGTTTTTTCTGCTTCCTCATAGGTTTCGAATTCTAATTCTTGTTCTTCTTTTCCTGGTTCACAATCTG